AGCAGATGGTACAGCAGGCCAAGCTCTTGTAACAGATGGTGCAGGTCACTTAGGATTTGCTGCAGCAGGTGCAACAATATCATCAGACACTTCGACAAATACAAACTTCCTAATGTACTTTGCAAGCACAACAAGTGGTGCTCTTACAGCGGTTAATCAAGATGCTGGATTGACATATAATCCATCAACTGGTACGATAACATCAGATACATTTGTTGGTAACGTAACAGGTAACGTAACAGGGAACGTAAGTGGATCTGCTGGATCAGCTACTGGAAACGCAGCTACAGCAACTACACTTGCAAATGCGAGGACTATTGGTGGAGTATCATTTAATGGTTCTGCAAATATAGACTTACCGGGTGTAAATACTGCTGGTAACCAGAATACTTCTGGTCTTGCAGCAACTGCCACAATACTAGCAACAGCTAGAAATATTGGTGGGGTTAGCTTTAACGGTTCAGCTTCAATTGATCTACCAGGTGTTAACACAGCTGGTAATCAGAATACTTCTGGTACAGCAGCACTTGCTACAGCAATCACTGCTACTGCTAACAATAGCACAGATGAAACAGTATATCCAACATTTGTTGACGGAGCTACTGGCACACAAGGTCTTGAAACAGACACTGGGTTATCATATAACCCAAGTAGTGGAATTTTAACCTCTGCAGCTTTTGCAGGTGATGTCACAGGTGATGTCACAGGTGATGTAACTGGTAATGCAGACACAGCAACTACTCTAGCAACTGCAAGAGCAATCAACGGAGTTAACTTTGATGGTTCAGCAGCGATAACAGTAACAGCAGCAGCTGGTACATTATCTGGTACAACTCTAAAAGCTACAGTAACAGGATCATCACTAACAAGTGTCGGAACAATATCATCTGGTACATGGCAAGGTACTGAAATTGCAACAACATATACAGCTGCTAAAGTTACAGCAGTCAACGGTGTAACTGGATCGGTTACAGCAGCTAACTTGTTAACAGCAATTAAGACAGTAGACGGTGCAGGTTCGGGTTTAGATGCAGACTTGTTAGATGGACAATCTGGAGCATACTATAGAATCAATGTTTATAACGCATCAGGTACCCTTTTAAACTAACATAAATAGGGTTAAGAACTGATTAAAAGGATACATGTATCATGGCAATACCTAGCACACGACAGAGTTTAATTGATTTCTGTTTACGACGATTAGGTGAACCAGTCATTGAAGTTAACATAGACGATGATCAAATAGAAGATAAAGTAGATGATGCTATTCAGTATTATCGTGAATTCCATTCTGATGCTACTAAGCGTACATATGTCTCACACTTGATGACTCAAACAGATCTCGACAATGGGTACATAGATCTCCCATCGTCTGTATTAATTGTATCCAAAGTTTTACCATTAACAAGTAACTATGCCGCATCAAGAAGTTTCTTTGATGTTAAGTATCAGCTTATGTTAAATGATATGGCTAGCATGAATACCTTTATTGGTGATCTAGGTTATTATAATCAGATGCAGCAATATTTAAGCCTTCTTGATGACATGCTTGGTGGACAGCCTCAAGTATCACATGTACGTAAAGAAAATAAATTATACTTCTTTGGTGATATGAATGACGGTGATATTAAAGTTGGCGACTATGTTGTATACGAAGGATATGTTACTATTGATCCAGACGTTGCTACTAAAATATGGAACGATATGTTCATTAAAGATTACACTACTCAGTTGATTAAACAACAATGGGGTGCTAATCTAATTAAGTTTGAGAACATGCAATTACCTGGTGGTGTTATGTTAAACGGTAGACAGCTATACGATGATGCTACCCAAGAACTTGAACGACTGAGGGAAAATCTAAGGCTTGAGCACGAATTACCAACCGACTTCTTTATGGGATAGATTATGCCACGGAACCATTACTTCACTCAAGGAAGCATAACAGAACAACTACTCTATGAAGACATTGTAGTTGAGTCGTTAAAAATATACGGACAAGACACTGTTTATATGCCAAGGACATTGGTCAACAAGGATGAGGTTCTTGGGGATGATACAGTGTCTTCATTCAATGCTGCATATAAACTTGAGATGTATATTGAGAACACAGAAGGCTTTGATGGAGAGGGAGATCTATTCTCTAAGTTTGGTGTTGAGATTAGAGACGAGTGTACATTTGTTGTATCACGTAGAAGCTGGAATAGGTTAGTTAAGTCTCAGTATAATGATGTAGAATACTACAGACCAAGAGAAGGTGACTTAGTCTATCTTGGATTGTCTGGTTCTATATTTGAAATACAAAAAGTAGAGACAGAGTCACCATTCTATCAAATACAAAACCTACCTGTATTTAAGTTAAGAGCTACATTGTTTGAAAACAACGGTGAAGACTTTGATACTGGATATGATAACATTGATAAAGTTGAAGCTGATGGTGCATATGCAACTCTTCTTACTATAACAGAAGGTACAATTGGATATGATATAGGTGAGACTATTACACAGACACTAGCTAGTGGTCAGGTAATGACTGGTGAAATAACATCTATAAATGATTCGGATGGTATCTTAGGATTAGCTCACGTGGGTGCATCTGATGGTAACTTTGGATTATTTGCTGCTGGTTCGATTGTTAGTAGTAAATCTAATCTGACAAGAACTGTAGCATCTACTGGAGAACAAAATATTGTAGATGCAGGAAACTCTATCTTTGATACAATAGGTGACGGATTTATAGACTTCAGTGAAACGAATCCATTTGGAGATGCAAGCTAATGTTTGGTACATATTTTTATCATCAACGGATTAGAAAGTCTGTTGCAGTATTTG